AGGCGCTTCCCACCATCGTCATCCCGTGGGCCTTCAGCCCACGGACTTGATCCGCGGGGCAGGCCGGGATCCACTCTTCAGTGTTCCGAGCGGCGGATGAGTGGGTCCCGGCTTTCGCCGGGACGACGGTCTATCGGGCGACCGCGTCGCGTTATTTGCGGTCCTGCTTGTGGACGAGCTCGGTCTTGAGATCGCCGATCGCCTGCATGACGCGGTCGAGCGCGGCGCGCATCTCGGCCTGGAACTGGCGGTCTTCGGTGCGGCGCTCCTCAATGAGGCGCTCGGCGACGACGAGGCGCGCCTCGTGGCCGGCCAGCGCGACGCGGAACTCGGCGCGCTGCAATTCGAGGTCGGAGCGCAGGCTGAGATAACCGCCGAGGACGCCGCCGCCGACCGTGCCGATGACGACAACCGCCTGCACGAGATGCCCCAATGTGATGTCGGGCGTGAAGTGCGGATGCAGCATGCTGAATTCGGAGGACATCGACGGGATTCCAGAGAGAAAAATGAACACTTCACCACGAAGGGCACGAAGGACACACGAAGGAACACAAAGGTGCCGGTGCGGTCGATCCGCCATCGCGTCCGTTGCGTGTCCCTCGCGTCCTTTGCGGTATCTTGCTGCGCGCTTCGCGCGCGAACGGACTGTGATCGGTGGATCCCGGCCTGCCCCACGGATCAAGTCCGTGGGCTGAAGGCCCACGGGATGACGATCTCTTCTGTGGGCCGCCTTGCCCGGGCTTGGCCCGGGCATCCACGTCGTCAACGAACCCAGCGACGTGCAAGACGTGGGTGCCCGGAACAAGTCCGGGCACGGGGAGCTCTCTTGAGCAAATCTACAGCGTGCCGGCGAGGGTCCAGGCGAGGTTGGCGAGGGTTGCATCGGGGGTCGCGGGGGCGGCGATCGTCAACACATCGCCGGCCACAAAAGTGGCCGCGGAAGACATTGTAAAGGTGGCTGACGTCGCGCCGGCGGCGAACGCCATCGTGCCGATTGCGGTGCCATTCTTCGCGATCGAGAACGTGGCGGCGGCGGTCGCGGCGGCGCCGGCCGTGCCGTAGCTGCCACCGAGGCCGGCGGGAAAATTCACCGCTGTCGCGAAGATGTAGCGCTCGATCACCTGCGACGCGGCGGGGCTGCCGGCCCACGAGCCCGAGACATAGGCCGGGCCCTGGATCGCGCCGTCGCCGGTCAGGCTGTAGCCGGTCGGAGTCAGCCCGGCGAGGCCCTGCAACGACTGGCCGAAGATGTTGAAGGACGGCAGTTTGACGTGGATCGTCTGGCCGATAAAACTCGCGGGGTAGACGTATTTGAACAGGGACGGATCGTTCGGCCCAAACCGCGCGAAACCGGCGCCGGCGGAATGCGCGCCGACCGGCGTGCCGTAGATTCCGCGGCGCAGGTAGGTGAGGTTGTAGTGGTGCGCGGCGGTCAATGTCGCCGTCTGGTACGACAGCAATTCGCCGTCGCAATAACACAAGGTGACAAAAGCATCGGCGTCGGCAATCGTGCCGGACAACAATTGGCCCTGGCTTTGCGACAGATCGACCGACAGCGTGTCGGCGGTGTCGGGGTCGGCGTGGCTCGGCAAGGCGGCGGTCAAGACGCCCTGGCGGCCGCCGCGATAGATCGTGCCGGCATAGGCGTAGGTCGTGCCGTCGAGCGACAGCCACACCTGACAGCCGCCCCAATGTGCGCCGCCGCTCGCGATGATCCAGACTTCGAGGTCGCCGGCGGTGAGGCCGGGCGGCGGCTCGAACAGGATCGGCGGGTTGGTGTCGCCGGGAGCGGCGAGCGGGTCGAGCGGCGTGCCGGCCGAGGTCTGCTTCGGATAGGCGAGCGCGGTGCCGATGCCGATCGGGGAGATAGTGCCAGGCATTTATTCACCAGTGAGACGGTGAGGCCGTAGGATGTGAAAAAGAAGATGCTTTAGCGTAGAGGACGCAGAGGTTACGCAGAGGACGCGAAGGCGCTTCCCATTCTCGTCGTCCCGGCGAAAGCCGGGACCCACTCTTCAGCGTCTCGTGCCACTGACCAGTGGATCCCGGCTTTCGCCGGGATGACGATCTTAATGTGCTCTTGGTTGCGCGCTGCGCGCGCGATGATCTGCAGCAGGCGCTTCCGTCTAACCGTCTCCCCGTGCCCGGGCTTGGCCCGGGCATCCACGCCTTGAACCGCATCCCCACTCGCAAAGACGTGGCGCTGGGGCTAACGGTTGAGCGGCAACGCTGTCATTGCGAGCGAAGCGAAGCAATCTCCCTCCGACTTTGCCTCATCCGAAGGGGATTGCTTCGTCGCGTCACTCCTCGCAATGACGCAGAAACCTCTGTGTCTCTGTGGTGAAATTTCATGGTGTTATCTCGGGGATTTCTTCGGCGGTGATGGTGAGCTCGCCATTGTCGTCCTCCTCGATCGCGGTGATGCGCACCGCCTTGCCGGCGAGGCCGAGGGTCGCGTCGGTCAACAGCACGATATCCATCGGTTCGAGCAGCGCGTAGCGCCAGCCGAGCTTGAAGCGATAGGTGTTGCGGACATAGGCCTTGCGCTGCAACAGCAGCTGCGCGGCGAGCGTGGCGCTGACCGGGTTGGTGAATTCATGCGCCTGCACCGGCGGCTCGCTGCGGATGCCGTACTGGTCGATCAGGCCCTGGTCGAACACCGCGACAAGCTGCGGGTTGTAGCTGTTCGTGCTGTCCATGTATTCGAGGCTGAGCCAGTTGGTCGCCTGCGCCGGGTCGCTGCGCGTCAGCAACACCGGGTCGCTGGCGCCCTCTCCGTCGCCCCAGCGCAGGAAATCAGCATCGCCGAGGCTGTATTGCCACGTCAGGTTCGGCGACCACGATGCGCCGTTGGCGCCGAGCGGCCCGTCGCCGTAGGGGATGATCTTCAGCTGATTGCCGGACCACAGCACGGCCGCGGCGGTCAACAGCGCAATTTCCTCGAGCCAGCGCGCCGCCGGCTGCTGCTTGTCGAGCAGCAATGACATCGCGAGCTGTGCGGCCTGGCAGTAATTGCCCCAATCGGCGAGACTGCCGCCGGTGTCGAGATTGACGGCCGGAAAGCCGGCGCCGTAGCGCGGGTTGGTCAGCAGGTCGGCGACGATCCGGTCGGGGCGCGCATCATGCGGGAAGTCCGGCCCGGCGGTGCCGGCCACGACGCCGTAGAGCTCGAACGAGATGTTGGGGAGCGCCGGCGACGAACCCAGTTGCAGCGGCGTGCCGGTGACATAGGCGGTGCCGGAATAGCCAATGACCGGGATGTTGGTGTCGGCCGAGGCGAAGACCGGGTCGGGCGACTGGCCGTCGATGCCGCTGTAGCCGTTGAGCCCGACCGCGGCGAGCCCCGATGCGACGCTGCCATTCGACCAGATGCGCAATGCGGCGCCGCCGCCATCGCTGAACGACACCGGCCCCTGGCACAAGCCGAACGCGACATTGACCGAGAATTGCTGGTTCGAGCCCTTCTTGCCGCCGGACGAGCCGAGCCCCTTGCCGCCCTTGCCGCCGGCGCTGCCGGTGAAGCCCCAGAATTCGAGCAGGTTCACCGTGACGCGCTGCGTGCCGTAGCAGAGATGCAGCGGGCTGCCGGCCATGCTCGTGTTGTAGCGCAGCGAATTGAGCTGCGGGTGATCGAAGGCGTCGACGAACGGGCTGGGCCCGCCGCCCTTGCCGACCGGGAGATCGCTCATTTCAGGAACCAGGAGTCAGGGATCAGGATGCAGGTGTCGGAAAACGGCGAGAAGAAGCGGACGGGGCGGTCGGCGAGCGGGTGGAGTGTCGCGTCGCCCTGCACGACGCCGATATTCCAATAGGCGTGTATGAGGCGCGGCCAGCCGGTGACGATCGCGCCGTGCGAGAAGGTACGGCCGAAGCGGAACAGCGCGATGTCGCCGGGTTGCGGCGGGCCGGCGATCTCGCGCGCGTAGCGGACGAGGCCGTCGAGGTAGCGCTCGGCATCGCGGTGCAGGTGCCAGTCCGGCACGTAGAAGAGCGGTCGATGTGGCCGATGATGCCGGCACGCTCGTACACCTCGGCCAACAGCATCAGGCAATCGACACCGATGCCCTTGATGCGCGCGGCGTGGTGAAACGGCGTCCCGATCCAGGATTCCGCTTCCGCGATGACAGCAGCCCGAAACGACACCTCTGGTTGCCGGGAATGGCGCGAGGGATACGCAAAGGACGATCGCATGCTTGCTAAATCCAAATTCACGCTCGGGTGATGGTGCTTCAATTCGACACCGCCAAATGCCTGGCATGCGGTGGGCAATTCGGCCCGGATATCGCAGAGAAAGGCATGAGGAAGATGCGGAAATCGGTTTTGTCACTGATCATCGTCAGCGCGCTCGCGGGCTGGGCCGGGACTGCGGTCGCCGCGGCGGACACCCAGCACCCGCCGTTTGGCGCGAACTGCACCGCTCGCTCCGCCAAGGACGTGGCGCTCAACCGGACGCCGGACAGGTGCGCGCCATCCCACAACTAGGGACAGGATCCGGCCGGCCGATCGTCGATCACACGGCGGTCTCGGGCGGCGGGATGTAGGGGAAGCCGCCGTAATGCGCGAGGTTGCTGAAGGTGCCCTGACAGGTTGCGGCCGTGTGGTCGCAACCCGGCAGGAAGCGAAACGTGTCGCCGATCGCCACCGGATAGAGCCACGCCTTCAGCTGATAGGCGGCGCCGCCAATCATCTGGCGGATCGTGCGCGTCAATCCGGCGTTGGCGCCGGTGAGCCCCTGCATCGTGCCCTGGTCGAACAGGGTGGCGGGGCTCGGCATGAGCGCGGTGTGGATCTCGGATTGCGTCGAGCCGGCGAGCGCGGCGGCGGTCTGCGCCAGGCTCGTGCGGTCAACGCCGCACATCGCATCGCCAAACACATGCGTGCAGGCCGCCTGGTAGAGGCGGCGCGGCATCTGCTGGATCGCCAGCAAATTCATCAGCGACTTCACCTTGAGCTGGATCCTGCTGCGGCCGACATCGCAATCGCCGATTCGGCCGGTGAACCAGACGATCGCTCCCAACGAGGTGTCGAGGCCGCCACGTGCATCGGCGGTCAAATTTAAGTTGGGGGGCGGCGCGATCAGGCGGTCGAGCTCGACGGTCGCGCCGTCGAACAGGCCGAGCCGCACCGCATCGGCCAACGACACCGTGCCGATCGCGTCGGCCGCGCCGGCGAGGATCTCGATGTCGAGCTCGGTCGGCGCGACGCCGATCTTGGTCGCGACCTTCGAGCGGCCGAAGCGCGGCCCGAGCGCGAAATCGGTGTAGTCGAGCGCGTTGTAATTGAGGCTGCCGGCGGGGAACAGCGTGCCGGGGATTTGCAGCGCGTTCGTCCAGCCGGAATAGCGCAGGATTTCGCCGGTCGCGAGCGCGAAGGTGTAGAGATCGGCGACGATCACGGTGTCGTTCGCCGCGAGGTAGGCGGCGAGCGCGGCGGAACACGGTCGCATCAGCGGGGCTCACAGAAAATTTAATTTTCACCACAGAGGCACAGAGGACACGGAGGAGGTCAGACAAGGTACGGGCAAGCACCCCGCTCCGCGTCCGGCGAAAGCGGGGACCCATTTGTCAGCCGCTCGAACAGCGGATCGATGGGTCCCGGCTTTCGCCGGGACACCGGAATTTGAGAGCACCGCGCCCCCTCCATGCGCTCTACACAAACACGGATTGGAGTTTGATCTGGCGGGCCTGCCAGAGCTGGATCATGAAGTTCTCGAATTCGGCGGTATCGTCGGCGAAGCGGACGCGGAAATAGTAGGTGAGGTCGGCGGTGACGACCTGGCCGGCGGCCGGCGGCATCGCGAAGGTGACCAGCCCGGTCGCGGCATCGACCGTGTAATCGCCGGCGGGCTGCACGATGCCGTCGAAATAGATCGCCGACACCGTGTTGGGCGCGGTGACCGGCTCGGCGAAGCCGCCCATCATGCGCACGAGCTGAAAGACCGCGGTGCTGCTGTCGCCGGTGCCGAGCAGGCCGGCCATCACCCGGTCGTCGGCGGGGTCGTCGAACAGGAAGGGCTGAAACGCGCCCTGCTGCTGCAGAAAGAAGCCGGCCAAGGTGCGGAGCTCGTCGTAAGCGATGCCGGAGCCGGTGGGTGCGCGCGTGTCGGATTTGTCGCGCAGCAGCGGGTAGGTCAGGGTCCAGCTCCACAGCGGGTAGGGCTGATCGAGGGCGCGCAATTCGCGGCCGTTGACGGCGCGCTGGATGCGGGTCGCGAAACGCGCCGATTTCACGACCGACCAGCCGAGGCCGGGCAGCGAGGGAAAGATCGCGGTCATCGGGTCAATTCACCAGTTAGGCGGCGAGATGGCGTCAGAGCGTGCGCGGGGTGAGGGCGTTCGAGCGCAGCAAATTGCGCACGGCGCCGGGGTTGCGCGCCAGAAGGCCGGTGAACCAGCGCTCGACCGCCGGCGCGTCGGAGGGGCCGTGGAAATGCAGATGCAGGTCGCTGGCGCCGCCATTGGCGCCGCCGCCGGCGATCATGCTCTGCAGGCCGTCGCTGATCGATGCCGGCAACACCATTTCGCGCGCATGCAGGAGCGCCGGCGTCATGCCGGCGAAATTCGGCAATACCCAGCCGCCGGCCGCCGACGGCACGATGCCGCCCCGGGCAAACGCGAACAGACTGCCGAGAAAGCCGAGGATGCCGCCTCCTGTTATGCCACCCGTGGCGGCCGCCGATCCGGCCGCGGCGGCGACAGCGCCGGCACCGCTCGCCGCCGCCGAAGCGCCGAGCGTGCCGGTCAGCGCGGTGAGGGCCGCGGTGTTGGCGGTCAGCGCGGCGGTGTTGGCGCCACTCACAGCGGTTTGGCCGAGCCCCTGCGGCAGGCCGAAGATCCAGCGCGAGACGGTGTTGCCGAGGACGTCGCCGACGCCTTCGCCTATGCCAGGAGCCGGCTGGCTCAACAGGCCGGCGAGCGGCCCCGCCGCCAGTTTCGACACCGTCGCGCCGAGCATGTCGACGATGCCGCGCTCGACCGAGTTCAGGATCTCGGTGGCGGCCGCGCCGAAGGTGGCGGTGCCTTCGATGAGCCCCTTGACGGCGGTGCGCCAGCCGGCGCCGATCTCGTCGAAGGCCTGGCGGTAGGGCTGGGCGAGCCGGTCGGCCTCGTGCCGCGCCGCGTCGGCGAGCCGCGCCTGGTCGCGCGCCACCTCGACCGAGTAGCGGTTCGAAAGCTCGATCAGCTGGCGGAAGGTCTGCGCCTTGTCGGCAAGGCTGGCGGCGTCGTTCGCCAGCACCTGCTCGAGGCGGGCGCGCTCCTCGTCGCTCTGCCGCGCGGTGTATTCGATGTCGAAGCCGAGCGCCTGGCGCAACGACAACGCGCGCGCCGCGACGAGCTCCTGCATCTCGGATTTGAAGATCGCGAGGCCGGCATCGCCGGCGTGCTGGATCGCCGTCTCGGTCTCGGCAAAGGCCGCCTTCAGCTGCACGACCGGCGCGACGGCGCCGGCGACCGCCGATTTCAGCGAGGACAGCGCCGAAACCGCGCCGCCGATATCGGCGCCGAATTTGATCTGGACCTCGTCGGCCACGCGTCACCTCTAAAGATAAGGATTCACAATGAGACAGCGAGGCCGTGAGATTTTCGGCGCATCGCGCGCGATTCACCACGAAGACACGAAGAACACGAAGAGAGCCGTCAACCCGTGGGCCTTCAGCCCACACCCTTGATCCGTGGGGAAAGCCAGAATCCGCTGTTCAGAGGTTCGTGCGGCGGATCGGTGGGTCCCGGCTTTCGCCGGGACGCCGGTTTTGGAAGCCTTCGTGCCTTCGTGGCTATTGTCGGCCGCTGCGTGGCCGATGATCTCGCTGCCTCACTGTCTCATTGTGCGAACTTACTTCACCTCGATGGACCAATAGCCGGCGGCGTTGCGGCCGGCTTCCATGTTGTTGGCGCCGGTCCACTCGACATAGGTCGTGTAGGTGAAGCGGGCGCCGCAATACGGCACCTCGGCGGCGCGCGCGACCAGGCGGTGGCGGCCGAGGAGGCCGGCCGACAAATCGCGCCGCTCGGTCTTCATGCGCGGCTTCACCGCGTTCTCGATGAACCGATACAGCGCGAGACGCGTCAGCCCGGCGCAGCGATGCCCGAGGATGCGCGCCACGATGTCGTAGACGCCGCTCTGGTCGTAGGTCTCGGCGGCCGCTGCCGGGATCAGGTCGCCGAGGAGGCTTGCCTCGACGCTCGCCACAGTGTCGTCCGGGTTGAGATGCAACAGCAGCGTTTGCGGGCGGGTGCGATCCGGCAGGCGGCCGAGCAGATTGACGAGCCCCGCGCCGAACGGCTTGCCGTTGACGTCGGTCCAGTGACGGCGCGCCAAGGCGGCGGCGGCCAGCCCCTCGTCGAGCCGCATCGTCGCGCGCAGCCAGCCGATGCAGGATGAGAGCGGCTGGCCGAGGCAGCCCGGCCCCTGCGCCGGATCGCCGGCCGATTGCTGCGCGGCGACCGGCGCCACGGATGCCAGCAGCGCGACAACGACACCGCCGATCGCCCGCCCGCGCATCGCCCCTCCCCTGAGCCGACCAACCGACCAGTCGACCAGCCGAAATTATGCCGCCGCCGCAACCGCCGGCAATCCACCATGCAGGCCCCTGACGCAGGCCATCACTCGGGCCCCTCGCCCTGTCCGCAGCGGCGCGGGTGCGCGGACTCGTCCTTAAAGGCGAATTCACCTTCGGGCGACGCCCGCTTTGCGTGGGCCGCCAAAATAACTGCTCGCAAAACCCGATCCTGAGTACGCCCGGCGATGACGCCGGTGGTGCTTTCATCAGGAGGGAACCGTGGAAGAGCTTTGCGTCTGCTCGAAGCGCCTGCTCGACGCCGGGCACGCACCTTGGGTCTTCAGGGGGCGCCCCTGCTGCAGCTGCGATTGCTACCGCAAGGCGGCGGCAGCCGACCGTCACATGAGCGGGCACATGAGCGGGCACATGACCGCGCGCCGCAGCCCGGCGCCTCGGCAAGAAGGAGAGCGACATGCAGGAATTTAGCGTTTGCCCCGGCTGCGGCCGGCTGGTCTCGACGCGGTACCCCTTTATGCACCGAGCGGGCCGGAGCGTCGTGGTGTTCTGTCTCGCCTCGTGCTTTGTCCGATGGCATCGCGAGCAGCGGTGGAGGCAGCACGAGACCGCCATGCGGTCTGAGGCGGCGAGGCCTCAGGCGGCAGCCTCCGCGCGCGGCTTCGATGAGCGCTGGCCGGTGCGCCCGCCGCCAGCAGAACGCACCCCAGCGCAGGCCGCGAACTCATAGGACGGCCCGCCCGGTTGCGCGGGCGCGGTTGCGGGCGCGCAATGTCTCGAGGTCGAACACCGCCGGCGGTTCGTCACGCGAGCCGGCCGGCACGATGACAAGACCGGGCGGCGCCGCGGCGGCGAGATCGGCGAGCGAGACTCGTTCCGGGGGCGGCGCGGCGCGCATCGACGAGCGCGCGGGCTGCCACCCGAGCAGGCGGGCGATCGCCTGCAACATCAGATGCGGCGGCGGGTTCTCCTCCCAGTAGCGGAAGATCTCGCCGGCTTCCGACAAACTCATCCGGTCGATCACCTGCCAGGTGTAGCCGCAGCCGGTGGCGAGGGCGCCGTAGAGGGCGCCGAGCTGATCGCGGGGGCTTCCCCGGTCACCGTTGCACTCGCCACCGGCCGGGCTTCCCCCAGGCTTAACGCCTGGCCTGACTCCGGGCCGAAGTCCTGAGGTGAGAGCCCCGCCGTCTGCAGGATCGCGGCGACGGCGGCGTTGAGCTCGGCAAGGCTCGCGGTGCAATCGAGCACCGAAGCGGCCGTCAGCTCGGGATGGGAAGCGGCGAGCCCGGCAGCGACGAGCCGCGCGGCGGCGTCGATCAGCGCGCCGCCCGAGATGCCCGCCATCGCATCGAGCGCGTCGAGCAGGTGGCGCAACTGGCCGAGCGTCAGCGGCCGCAACGCGAAGTCGCGGCCGCCAAGCCGGATCGTTTCATTCATCGGGCCTCCATCACAAGGGGTTCACAATGAGGCGGCGAGGCAGCGAGATCGGGGGCGAGCCGCGGGGCGACTCAAAATTCACCACAGAAACACAGAGGACACAGAGGAAAAAGAAACGCTTTAGCGCAGAGGACGCGAAGGATGCGCAAAGGGCGCGAAGGCCAACCCGTTCGTCATCCCGGCGCAGGCCGGGATCCACTGGTCAGAGTCCCGAACCGCGGAATGGTGGATCCCGGCCGGAGTTTATCCTCGGGCCGCGCGGAGCGCGGACCCGTGGGCCGGGATGACGATGCTTTTGCGTGTCTTCGTGGTTTGACTGCGCGCTGACGCGAGCGGGGATGAGTTACCTCATTGCCTCACCACCCCGTGCCCGGGCTTGATCCGGGGATCCACGGTTTTTTCGTGGATGCCCACGGATCAAGTCCGTGGGCTGACGGCCCACGGGTCAAGCCCGGCCATGACGGTTAAAACGTGACCTAAGTTGGACCAAAGCCGTTCTGTCGATAGAGACGAGTCTGGCCCTTTCTCACCGTCTCGCCGCCGCGGGGTTCGGGTTATTCGGCGGCGGAGAGGGTGCCGATCGTGCCGGTCGGGTCGGCGAAGGCGCTGAAATCGAATTCCTGGATCTCGTAATCGTCGGTCTTGGTCGGTAGTGACAGTTTCGCGGCGGTGCAGGCGTTCAGCACGAGCGCCAACCCGGCCGCGGCGCCCTGCGTCGTCTTGGTGGTGTAGAAGGTCGCCTTGAAGGTCGGCGTGTAACCCATGAACTGGTTGGTCAGGACGAGCTTCTTGCCGGCAGCGCCGAGCGTGTAGAGATAGCTGATCGCCACCGCGGCGTTGGCATCGGCGGCGGCGAAGGTGTAGATGCCGGTCGCGAGGTTCACCGAATACTGGCCGGCGGCGGACGGCGTCGTGACGCGGGTGAAGCGGCCGCCGGCATTGCTGCCGTTGGCGTAATAGACGCCGAGATCGTCGGCATAGAAGACGCTTTTTCAAAGGGAAGCAAGCCGTTAGTGAAGGGAATGAAGGTTCTTTCGGGTGAGCCTGTTGTAATTGATCAGGGTCTTATTGATGGTATCAACAAGCAGAAGGACATGTTGGAGCGGTTAGGTAATGGTCTTTCGCCGCCGCCGCTAGAAAATCCTACCTTAGGGATACCCGAATCTGATCTTACCAGCGGTGACCCACGAGTAAGCGCAAAGGCACTGGCTACAATAGCGGGCCGCTTCAAAGACTACGAAAACGTAATCGCGCGCTGGTCGGAAAAGCAGGCACAAGCGCACCGTATCGCCACGAACTGTGATGCCGCTTACGACAGAGTTGTGAAATTTGAAAAAATATTGAGTGAAATCAATTCTTCGCCAGCTGGTGCGTTCGCGAACGCAATGACAGAAAACACGTTTGCTTGGTTATGGGCAGATACTGCAACGACGCTGTTTGACGCCGTTGCCGGTCGTGCATCCGCGGCCCGCGATCTCGCGAAAGCTTATGATGAAGCTCTAGCTCGGATGCAGAAAGACTTGAAAGAGCATCAACTGTTTCGAAACTGGGTATGGTTTTATGAACTGCAGGACCTTGCTCGGGCGTCTCGAACTGGTGACCGGCGAGCCGATGCTTTGCTAGATCAGGCGACGCGTCAGTTGCAAGCCGGCCAGCAAATCGCCCAACGCGCGCTTTCCGTTAATCCACCGTCTCGAGCGGATCAGCAGATAGGCGAATTGGAAGGTGGCGCCCGATTGAGAGCCGAGGAGGTTCAGCAGGAGGTAGACCGATTATGGGCTGAAGCTCAGCGCAAAGATGAAGCCGAGGCGCGACGGCAACAGACGTTGGCGCTTTT